TGGTCAGCTTCTCGGCTGTACACTGGTAGGGCTTGAGTTCTAAACCTTCATGATCAATGAGCTGATCTTCCAGTGCTGTCATGTCGTATTTCATTAACAATTCCATTTTTTACGTGACCAGTAGTTTGCACTGAACTTATCATCAGTACCCTTAATTCCAGAAGAGCGAGCGCAATAGGATTTCTTGTTTGATGGTTGATCTTTCTTGATGCTCATTTTGGGATCACCAAAACGGACTAACTTCACATCGTCCCCTTTTTTGGCAAGGACCGCAAACTTTTTTGGGCCCTTAGGGGTACGAATAGGTTTGTTGTAACCGGGGAATGTCATACCACGATATTCAACCGCCACGTGCTTTACTCCATCTTTCGGTATAACCACCCATTGCTTTAGACTCACGTAGTGCTTTTGCGGTAGGTGCTCCGGGATCTCCCGGTTTACGCATCTTTTCCTTTGAGCCTTGCTCGATTCTTTTACGCTTGGCGTGGATGTTGTCCCACAAACCTCTCTGTGCCATAGTGTATATACCCCCGGCGGGCTTGATCGGATTCTATATTGTAATTCTGTAAGTGTCAAGGGGCCCGAAGGCCCCCGACGTATTTACTTAGGCAAATGTTGCCGCAGTAGGATCACCACCAATTGGTGTCATTACAACAACAACCTTGATGACGCCGTCAAATGCGTCACTAGCACCGTTGGTTACAACGATGTGGTCGTTTGCGTTGTGTACCCATCCGCCAGCAGTTCCAGCCGCAGGAGCTACAACAGCAGAAGTGCCGTCGTGAGCCGCTACGTAGCGGTTTGGATCAGAGTCATCACCAAGATCCAAGTCACCGCCTGTACCAGCAGTAGTTACTTCTAACCACGCACCGATTACGGCAGTATCCGCAGGAACTTCCAAGACGTCGATTGACTCTGAAGTACCCAAGTTAGTAGACGAGAAGTCGAGAACGACTTTAGCTACGTGAGCACCGCCACCAGCAGGGATGTTAGTCGCCTGTGCTGAGACGGCAGATGATTGATAAGTTGCCATTATGTAAAATCTCCCTTAGTCAGTCTTAACAACGCCAACAGCCAACGCTTCTGGACGTAGGACCTTACGGCCAAATACGTGCAGACCACGGACGATGTCGCTGAATGTTTCAGTAGAACGTACAACTTCTGTCTTAGCGATGTGCGATGCAGTCGCTGTAGAAGACATGTGACCGGCAAGAACTACGAAATCGTTTGTAGTGTCCTGTGCAGTGATAGTCACAACGTCTGTACCAGAGTTGTTCAGTGCAGTTGTCTTGTAGCAGTTCATGCCAGCAATGTTACCCTGCATGACGAGACCGTTACGTAGTGGGGAAGTTGCGTCGCCAGTTACCTGTACTTCTGCGAACTTAGACCCAGCTTTGAACAAGTTCTCCCAAAAAATGGGAGGAGCTACAAAGAAACGGTTTTCTTCAGGGATCGAGTTGTCGTCCAACGAACGAGCAATTGCCAACATCAAATTAACTGCGGCATCTTCGTTACCTGTGCCCGTGATGTCGATAGGAGCCGCCGCAGAACCAAATGTACTCGCGCCACCTGTAAGGCCAGCACCGTCAGCCATTGCTTGGAGGACGTTAGCATCGTACTTACGCTTCAGAGAGAAGGCACCTGAAGAAGTAGCCAACGCTTCAAAGTTAACGTGTGACTGACGCTCTTCGATGTCGTCGATCTTGAACGCGAAAGCATTCGCTTGGTCAACAACCATTGTGATCTGGTCATCAGCGAGGTCTTGTGGGTTTACCACAGCACCACGTGAGTAAGAAGATACAGTGATTGTAGGTTCTTTGATGATACGGACTGTGTCACCGTAGTTTTCAATTTCACCAGCGTAGTCTGTGTTGGTGATGTCTTCTACTACAGAAGCACGACGGAAAAACTTCAGGACTTTCTGAGAGAAGATCTCAGGAGTAAAGTTACCTGAAGGGAGGTTGTTATAACCTGATGCGCTATCAAAAGCCATTGTGTTACCCTTCCTTATTATGAGATAGTTAGGTTGTTGTTAAAGTTATGCTCTGTAATCGATACGGCCTTCAGCTTTTGCGGCGTCAATCTCTGCTTCGAGTTTTTCAAATTGCCACGGCTTTAGCCTACCGATTTCTGAAGCCTTCCAGACTTTTTTGTCTGGGCTAGACTCCTTTACTACGTCTTTCGCTGTACTTTTACTTACTGCGAGTGCCGCATCGACATCGCTTACACGTTTCTTGGGTGTCTTAGAGATACCCATATCCGCTTTATACAAGTCAAGGACTCGGCTTGCCCACTTAACATCCGAGTTGTTTCGATAAATACCATCTGCAATGGTCGCTGGTTGTTCATCCAGCCATGTCAAAAACTTCTCGTCTGACTTAAGCTTAGGAAAATCTGGGTGCTGATTTAAAAGTTGCTGATAAGCCGCTTGTGATTGAGCTTTTTGCTCACGGCCCTTCAGATTCTCTACCTCAGACTTCAATTCCTTTAGCCTGCTCTCTGCTTGGATTGTGGAGATTGTTTCAACAACCTTGTACACGTCTGGGTACTTCTCGCGGAACTCAACAAGTTCATCTGGTGTTGTCGGCAGATCTACCTGTGGTACACCCTGACTCGCACCTACTTGCTGTGCATTTGCGATTTGTTCCTTTTCTTGTTTCCACTCTTCAAGTTTAGAGTCGTAGTGCCGCTTGAGGTCGTCATACCGTTTTTTGTAATCGGTACTCGAGCCTTCTGCTGGCTCTGCGAATGCTGTAGTATTTTCTTGCGTCTCTGGAGTGGCCTCTTCTTCAGTCGAGGGGTCCTCAGCTTCTACTACTTCGTCTTCATCCTTATAGACTTCTTCCCGGTACTTACCACGATATAGACTATCGTTGTTGATTGTACCAAAGCTATCATTAGCTTTATTGGCGCGATGCCCTTTAGGTTTTGCCATTGTATTCTCCTATCTCACGGGGCCTCATGGCTGAGGGTAGCCGTAGTGTGTTCACGGGGCCTGCGGAATTGCAGGGTAGCCGTTAAAATCTGTAGTTCAGACCGATGCGGCCGGAGCGACCGTCGTCTGTTGCTTCCAAAGTAACGTCACCGCTCTCGGAAAATCTGTAGCGGACACTTCCCCCTATGACGTCATCGTCGTTAGGTACTTGTGTCTTTGATAAATCCACGTCAACAGGGCCGAATGTTGCACCCATGTTGTAACGCTTCATTTTTGATCCACCACCAAACTCGATGGTTTCCCCGCCGTATTCAGCAGGAAGTTTGGCAGATCCTTTGAAATTGCTTTTTTGTTGTTCAATACCTGCACGTAGTGACTTGTCGTCAGCTAAAAACATTTGACCGTCGAGGGCGAATCCGATATTCTTTCCCTCTTCGTTGACTACAACACCATCGGGGTATTCGGTAGTGTTATTCTGCTCTCCGTAATTTACTCGAGGGCGGGCGACGAAACTGTCGCCTTGTATCTCAGCAGAAAGATCTACATTTGTTTGGTCAGGACCAGACGAGCCTTGCCCAGATACGGAAACACCTCCTACAGCCATCGCCATACCTTCCGCAGGATTAGCAGGCTGTTGGTCTAACGCTTCAGCTTCTGGGCTTTGTCCGTTCTCTTCGACACGCTTCTGTGTTTCCCTAAGACCGCGCTTGTTAATCTTTTCTAAGCGGTCATAGCCGATGACTTCAGCGACTTGTGGGGGAATTAAAACCTCGCCTTTCGAGACGAGTAGAGAAACTTGGGTGTCAAGCTCTATTTTATCGACATCTTGTGCCTTGTCAACACCCTGCGCTTTTAGTTCTTGCATTGCGTTAAGGATCATGTTCTTAACATCGGCACTGCCCATGTATTCAACAGCGGCGGCATTGAGGACGTATGCGCCCTCTTGAACTTCTACAGGAACGTCATCTGCGACAGTTTCGGCATCAGTCATCTGCTCGGGAGGACCACTAACAAACCCCACGGGACCTGTTACGGCTTCTTGTTGACCCCCCATTTGAGCCCCCGGTACTTCTCCACCTATCGCAAATCCGAAGTAGTCTTTAAAGCCGCTGGTAAAATAACTAAATGCGTCGGAGGTATAAGGGGCTACGATGTTGTACGATGGATCTGCTGTATTTCCTATCAGACTTCCGAGTATGGCAGACCGAGGTCTTGTTACGGTACCTGTGACTGTACTTGCTACTCGAGACGCAGGGTCTGAACCTCCACGCGCTCTTTCTGCTTCATCCGCCGCTCTTTGTTCCGCAAACATAGCCTCTTCTTCTGCGGGAGTCATTGCGTACTGAGTGTCAATCGCGCCGTAGAAAGCCTTACCTTCTCCGAACGACATCGCACCCTTGCCTGTACTGGTGAGTTCCCTTGACATGTAGCGGTCTACCCGAGCACCGCCGGGAACTACCATACCTATTAAGTTACCTATTGCGTCTGTAGCCGCATAATCTTCGAAAACTTCTCCTACATATCCCTCGTTAGGAATGACGGTATAGTCACGAGTTAAAGACGTTCCGAAACGCTCTGCAATACCATTTGCTAACCCCTCAAAACCCCGGCGCACTGTGGCACCAAAGCCTGTACTACGATCTACAGTAGAGTAGATATCCCCTGCTATTCCGTATTCACCTATTGCACGAGAGTAAAACGCCGCATCACTAGCGTCGTAACGCCCTCCCCGAGGATCAAACGACTGCATAGAGCCCGTTGAATCCATTACAATAGTTCCTTTATTAAAGTTAAAGGACGTATCGGTTAGTTTGTCGAGTGTAGTGAATTGTTCTGTAATTTTGTCAATTTCAAAATCTTCGCCAACATCTCCGGAGCCATAGTAAGTACCGTCACTATCTGTGCCGTACTGCCCAGAATACGAGGGGCCAGAGAACCCCGGCTCACCGGGGTTGTCGAAGGTTCCAGAGAAAAAATCGTTGTTATTGTCGTCACTGCGGTCAATACCCATGTTGGAATCAACTTCAGCCCCAGATCCTCCCCGGCCGCCTCCGCCGCCGCCTTGATTCCAATTTCCCATTTCTTATTATTTCTCCGCGTCTACCACTGCTTGATGGTTAGATTTGAGGTTTAGGAGGGTTTCCAGTAAAACCATCTTCCCCTGCAACTGGAACATTTCCCGTTCCGATTGTGCCGTCACCAACCCCCGAAGCGTCAACTGGTGGAGGTCCGCCAGATACTGCGTCAGCGAATCCCATGCCTGCGGGTTGTTGACCAGCGGGCCCACCTTGCTGGCCTGTTCCTTGTTGAGCATTTGCTAGTCCTTGTAACACTTTTGCGTAAAGTTGCGCTTCATCCAAATCGTTCACGAGCTCCTCAGGATCGATGTCCTGAGAGATCGCCAATTCTTTCATTAAATTCGGTAACTTAATGAACGGCGCGAGCATCGGGTTAGAAACCGTCTGGAGAAGCGTTGTAAGCCTCTGTGAGCGGACTTCTTTTTGCATGACTGCCGAGGTACCCCGAGGTTTAATAGTGAGGTCTCCTTCGATGTCTGGTGCTTCGTCGTTGTACTGCATATTCCATTGGAAATACGACAGTCCGAGAGGTTTGAGTAAGAAGTCATCAATATTCTTAACGACGGTCTTAATCGACATGCTTCCCTGTGACAGCAACATAGATAGACCAGAGGATGTCCGGCCGGTACCAGAGACTCCGGTTTGCCCGTGCATAATTGATGGGATACCAGTCTCTTCGTCAGCCAACTGGCGGCTAATCTGATACATCTGAATATTTTCAGGTGCAGTGTTAGGAAACTTAAGACCGTTAATTGCTGTACCTGTAACTCCAGACTGACGTCTAAAGACCTTACCGGGGAAGATATCAAAGTTCTGACCGGGTACGAGAGACGCTTCATCCACGTCAAATACAAGGTTACCCGCTAGTGCCAAGTTATCAATTGCCATACGCACGTGCCCATTCATGAGCATCTGTGCGTCTTCCATGTTCTCTGCTACACCAACACCCCAGATTTGGTAGGGGTTAACCTCGAAGGGAAATGCGTAGTATGGAATACGGGCTGGCATAAAGGGGTTCAATACACAACGTAGTACACTAGTGCCACAAATCCATGCGTTAATTTGAACTTGATCGAGCTCAGACATGTCTTCGGGTAACTCAAGACCTATCTGTGCGGCAAACTTAGCGTCGAGAACTCCCCAGTACTCTAAAACTTCAAAGCGATTTTCTTGGTAGTACGGCTCCGTATCATCCTCGCGGATAGTGTCTTCGTAGTACTTATCTTCGTAGTTTGGCCCTTTTACGATTGCTGTTTCAATAGCGTCCGCATTAAAATAGGGACGATTCATCAAACTACGTAACTGCTGGCGATTCATGCGGTGACGTTGAATTACGTACTCGCAATCTTCGATACTGGTCGCTGACGGGTCTGGGTGAAAGTCCCAGACAGAAACGTGCTCAACACGAGGGGATACCTTTTCTTGAGGAGCGTAAACACGAGACCCATCTTCACCTCGCTCCCATTTATGTACTTTATCGTAAAAGTTCAGAGGTCCCTTTACAATACCCGTGCCTAGTAAGGACGCTTCAAAGATAGCGTACCGCATTACATTTACGGCATCCGTGTCTAAGAGCTGATCGTGAATAACCTTCTCGAGAGCACGTGCGGCTTCTTTAGCTGGCTCAAACTGTGGCTCCCCGACTTTTGAAGGGCCTGCCGCAAGATTATCAGCCATTCCTTGGTATTTACCAAAATTTACAGACGTAGCCCCCGGCTCGAGATCCATACCATCCCCCGGAAAACCGAAAGGACTTGGAGCGTCGTCAGCGGGGCCTTTTAAGTGTGCATATTCTGCGATACCGTCTGGTACTGGGCTAGCCTCAACAACGATGGGAAATTTCTTGTTAGCAAACAGAATGTCAATAATTTGACCGTACGCCGCGAGAACTTTCGTCTTCGTGATTTTAATAAACACTTTAGAACGCTCAGAGTCACGGTATTGCGTAGAACTGTCGTAGATTCCACGATAGTTCTTGTACGCCTGTAACCAGCGAGATTCAAAAGTGCGGCGGCCATTCTCAGAATCTTCAAATTTCTGTTGAATGTGACCGGCCAGCCCCGGCATTTTTTCTTCAGCGTCGGCAAACTCGACCTGAGAATCATCGGGAGCTTGGAGGAAGCCCTCATCAGCCATGTTTAGGTACCTAAATGGTTGTTAAAGTGCAGATTGCTTGTCTGAATTCAGGATAGAAGCGTCAAGAGCTTGCTTACCGCCTTTCTTGCCTGCATCAACAATCAGTTCTTCAGTTTTTGCGACTGTATCGAAGTCTTTACCTTCACGGTGAAGGTTGTTTTCGCCGCAGTTGTAGTCGACGCCTTTCTTGTCGGCATTCATAATATCTGCTTCTGAATATTTCATTACTTATCTCCGTTGTATTTAGATTTACTCAAGTCCCGTTGTATATCTGAAAATTCATCGTACTCAGGGCTTATTGAAGGTTGTGTTGGTGTAGATACGCTAGGTGCACTTTTTAGTGCTTTTTGAATTCCGCCAACGAGATCAGAACCAATGTCGTACATTGTGTAGGGCTCGCCGGGTTGAGAAGGTTGTAGTTGTTCTTGGGCCGCCTTTTTAAGCATGTAGGCACCGTAAATGGTGCGACCAGCTTTGTAAATTCTTCCTGCTTTTCTAGCAAAGTTTTTAAATGAAGGGGCGGTCTCTGGCTCTGTTCCGGGCATTCCCGAAGCCTTTCCTTCTGCAATTACATCTAGTGCTGTTCCAAAAATATCGGCGGCCTGACCTATACTCGGTGTTTGCGTAGGACTTTGTTCTTCTATAGGCTGACCTGCTTGGCGCGTACGCTTAGTTAGCTGACCTACAGTATTGAGAGCGTCCATCACATTCTGCGGTAAATCGCTATAGTCAATTGGTTGATTTTTGTCGACGACAGTGACTTGTGGTTCTTTTGCTGTAGGTGCCGCTTGCTGTAGAGTTTCCTGAGCCGCCCTGTACTCTGGGCTATTCATGATCTCTGCCAATTTCATCTCACCTTCCATCTGAGCGACGCGAGATTCTGTTGTCTTTACGCTGTAGTCTTCGATAGCATACGCACGGTACGCTTCGGATAGCTCAGGGTCAGCTTGGAATAGGTATGTGCCCTCTTCCGTCGTAGCTGTCATACCACCACCCTGCACAGGCAGTGACTTTAGGAATTCTGGATTGAGAACTTTTTTTAGGCGTGTGCTCGTGACCAAGTCTCGTGCAATAACAACAGAGCGTAGTTCTTCTGGTACTGTCGCTGGGTCGATACCGATATCGCTGAGATACTGCGGTACATTCGATGTTTCAGAGTACGCCACAATCTTTGCGTCAGTTTTGAGCAACTTTGGCTCGATAACTTCGTTGTACGTCTCATCATCGATGTACTTAGACGCTTCGTCCGTTCCCATACGGCCTGCGGCAAACAAACGCTCGTCTTTCTCGAGTCCGCTCTCAAGGA